TGAACGAGTTGCGACAAAGTTAAGTTGAATGAAGTTAATAGCCCGATTAGGTTTGATAAAAATATCAGCCCTAAATTCATTTCGGTCTATAACATCCCCTGTGTTATTTGTATCATCACATACAACACTAAAGTCCGTAATACCTCTACGTCCTTGTACACTTCGTAAATACGGTTCAACCATATTTCTGAAAGTTGACCTAGTAGTAGCGTCATTAAATTCAAATAGTTGGTATTTAGCCGATGTAGCAATTGCCTTCTCTAGAACATTGAACAATCTACGAACATTGATTCTATCAAACGCACTTGGTTTTGCTTGAGCAGTTTTATCGCCATACAACACAGTACCTTGTCCTGGGAAAGATACAACTGGATTTACTCTAGCTTTGTAGAGCGAATCTCTTTGTGCTTGATTTGGATTAAAGGCAAGTTTTACTGCGCCTCTAATTTGTCCACGATTGAAACCACCTGGTGACCACCAAGGGTCTTGGTCGTTGTCAGTTCTTGCACAAAGACCAGCGATATCTCCGTTAAGAGGTACCCAACGATATGTGTCATTATATTTGTCATACATATATTTGTAACCACTATCAAACACCGCATAGCTTGTTGACGGAAGACCGTCAGCAAACGCCTTGACATTAAGTGCTTGTTCAGTAGTATCAGTTACGTTTACAACATCTGCTTGTGCAGGTGAAATAAATGCTACACAATCTTTCCTGTCAGTAGCAACATCCATAACCATAGTTGCTTTTGTGTCGCCAGTAGCGTCAGCAGCAGTCTGTGAAGGACCGCACATTAACAACTGTACATCTTCTGTTTCTGCATCAGCAAAAAAGTCATATCCAGTTGCAAACTCAGCGTTAGTAATTGTATAATCGTCTGTACCACCTGTTAATGATGAGTTAAATATTGTAAAATCATTAGCACCTTGTTGGTCAAATGTTTGCCCTCTTTTAGCTGAGCCAGCATTTGCTAACGTAGTTTCATGGTCCATCCAATAGACGTATTCTGACCCATTGTATATAACATCTCTATAATAATTACTCGCACCAGTAGATGATTTTGCATCAGAAGCTTGTGAAACGCTTTCAAATGTTTCTAAAACCGTGCCAGCTTTACCTGATATGCCACCATCTTCGTCTACTACTACAATATGCATTTCGTCTAGCGAACCACTAACAGCAAGTACATCATCTGTAGTTGTAGGTGGTTGTGAAAAGTTAAAGTAGTATTCCCAATGCCTTCTAGCTTTAGCATTATCAACAAGAGCGTGTCTTAATCCGCCTGTTTCTGTAAGTCCTGTCATAGTATTGAATCTTGCGACTGTTAAATCTTGGCCAGAAACAGCAGTTACTTTGTAGAAAAATCCAGCTGGAGCAGTAGTCCAACCAGAAGCATCTCCAAATTCTAATATATCTCCAACATTCATCAAACTACCGTCATCAACAGTAACAGATGTAGCAGCTAATGCAACCGCACCATCTACTAAGTTGCCACCCATTGAAGATGGACCAAAAGATGTTGAGTTGGTACACATAGAAACTTTTAGATTGTTTGCTAATGTTCCTGCTTCTCTAGCAGCCCATGCGCCAACAGCGCCTTCGCCAGCTGAATAGTTATCCCAATAATGGTTTTTGTTTTTAATAAGTATAGGTGTTCCTGATACACCAGCATTTACATTGCCAGTTACAGGACGCACTACTTTCAGGTTGTTTCCATATCCTAAAAAGTTAGCAGCTGTAAACCATTGTTCAAAGTTTGAAGCATTCGGTTTACCAAAAGTGTTGACCAAATCAGTTTCACTACCAATAGTAGTTACTTGCCCGACTGGCCCTTTTTCTGCCGTTAACACAATACCTCCGATGCTTGCCGAAACAGCAGCGACCGTATTGGTTAAATCTTTTTCAGTTACGGAGACCCCTGGTGATACTTGAAAAGCCATATTTAGTTCTCCTTAAATTAAAAAAATTATTTGTCTTAACCCTTTTACAATATTTATAACTTTTGCGACCACTAGTTTTCGCCCCTATGATAAGATACGGGATTCCAGAGAACACCTGCATCATCATAAAACGAACTATTCATACCGGTCGGGTCATTTATCCCGTCATCTATAAATCCAAACGGTGCCATATCAGCTTCTATCGCATTTTTTTGGTCAGTGAACATTTGGCCACGCACATCCACATCAGTCAATTCTTTAAAATATCTTTGATTAGCTAACCACGCAAATATCACTAAACACATAACTAAATCGTCTGTGGCGCCTGGTTCCGCTTTAAATGACTTTCCTTTCGCAATAAAAGTAGATAATTCAGCGATAATTTCATAATCATTGATAATTAACTGGTCACCCTCAATTAAACTTTTCAGGTTAGACGTTCCGATTTTTTTAGTACCTTTAGTCATTCTTAATCCTAATTGGTTGCCTCGGCCACTAAAACCTCCGCCCAATACTTGACCAGAACGACCTCTTTGTGTACACATCATCATATTATCATATTCTAACTCAAATTGCATACTATCTGCGACTTGTTGCCCTAAATCATTTATCTCTATCAAAACAAACGCCATATTGTAATGTTTTGCGACTCTATCAATAATACTCGGAAAAACGATTGGTTTAATCTCATTATCTCTGAATTTCGCAGCTACTTTATATGGTGCCTTAGTACAATCCATAACAACAAATGCTGAATAGTCATTAGAGAGTCCTCTTGAAACATCAACAGTCAATGTATAGATATGGTCTTTTATTGGCAACTCATATACATCTAAAGCGCCACTTCGTTTAGGGTTGACAACCGCCATTGTTTTAAGTTTACTTGCATTAATAAGAGTATCAATACTACCAAGAAACTCACACTCAAACTCTGTCTGAAATTGCGATTCTGAAGTATTTCTTATCGTTTGTTCTTTCCACTTCTCATCACGACCTGGAACTTCTGACCAATGAACCTCGATTGGAATATAGTCGTTTCGTTTGTTTTCTGCATCTATCCACAGTTTATAGAACATATTCATTCCGTGTGGTGTAGAAACTATCATCACTTTAGATGATTCACCAGATGAGATTGTAGGATATACAGAACTGAAAAATTCTTCTGCAATGTTGTTGGGAACATAGGCGAACTCGTCAAGGAATATGATATTAAAGGTACTACCACGAACAGCACTAGAAGATGTACTCGCCGCTACGATTTTACTTCCGTTTTCTAATTCAATAGAACCTTTATTCCAATTAAGTACGCCTTGTTGTAACCATTTAGGCATATGCTCGTAAGCTAACTGCAATCGTCCCAGCAAATCTCTTGCAGTAGAGGATTTGTTTGCCAGGATTGCAACATTCACATTATCGTTAAATAATACATAATGTAAGAGGTAGGAAACAATGATAGTTGACTTTCCACTCTGTCTTGGCAGTTTGCAAATCGTAAAACGATTAGCGTGGAAAGTATCAACCATTGTTTCTTGAAAGTTATACATCTCAAAAGGCACAAGTCCTTTATCAATTGTAACAATCTTCAAATATGTTGAAATGAAATATTTTGGGTCATCTAAACACTTAATAACTTCTTCAACTTGTTTTTTTGTAAACCTAGTTTTTGTATGACCTTTTTTAAGGTTCGGGTTTCCAAGGTAATTTGAGTCGTGTTTAGCCATTATTTCTTTTCTTTTAAAAGTTTTTGTAATTCTGTCGTTGAACCCACAAACAAAGCGTTAGTAACACTTTTTGGTCCTGTTTTAGGCACCTCTTTGATTTTCTTCAACTTCTCTTGTAATTCAAGTAAATCTTTTGAAACATCAGCAACTGTCTTTATCAACTGTCCTGCGACTTCATAAGCACGAGGATGTTCTCCTTCTTTCGCTAATGCTAATATACCGTCTATTGCATCATTGCCTTTATCTAGCAGTTTATAGAGGTTTTCCCTACCGGTTTCAAAATCAGAATCTGGATCCTTGTCTTGTGGTATGACTAGTTCTGTGTTTTCTTCTGG